GTAAAAGTAGTTAGACATCCAGGAACAAAGGCAAATCCTTTTGTTGAAAGAACAGCTGAAGAAGCTACCCCTATTGTTCAAAGAATTTTTAAAAAAGAAATAGATAATATAGTTCGTAAAATAGCAAAATAGTATGTTTCAGACATTAACAGAAAAAATAACACAAGTTTTAAGAGATAATTCTCTTACTTCTATAGTTTATAATTATGAAGCTAGAGAACTAAAAGGAGATCCTGCGGTAGTTGTAGTTCCTTCTAGTAATGAAGCTGATTACGATACAAATAATGAAAACATAAGAATTTATGCTTTTAATATAAGACTTTATGTTAGAAGATCTGGAGTTAGAAAACCTGAAGACGCTGAAAGAATTATGAGAGAATTAGTTTCAAGTGTAATAGATGATTTTGATAAAGATTATACATTCTCAGGATTAACAGTTCCAACAGGATATACATATATAAATACTTTTACAGCTCCATCTGCTTGGGGTTATTCGGGAGATGAAGATCAATATAGAGTTTCTGAAATTAATCTCCAATGTAGATGTTCTGTGGATTTAAATAATATTTAGTAAAAAAATGTAATAAATATAGTAATATAATTAATTAAACATATTTTTATTACTGATAATAGAATCATAGATTATATTTATTAAGAATAAGAAAAGGAATCGAATCAACTCGTGGAGTTGGTGTCGCCCCTACTTATTGGCTTAATTGTTTATCATTCTCATTTAAGGATGTACCAACAAGAGCAACTTCGGAAGCAGGTTTCGGTGGTATTTGGGCTGGAGATCAAGCACCAAAAACAATGGAACACGCTGAAGGAGACTTCGAAATAGAAGTCGGAGATCAAAGTTTAGGTGTCTTATTAAGTGCAGTTTTTGGAGCAGTCCCAACAACAACAGGACCAACTGATACTGCGGCTTATACACACACATGGACATTAACTAACGATAATCAACACAAAAGTTTGACAATTCATACAATTGACCCAATCGGACAATTAGCTTATGAATTATCAATGATTGATACTTTTGAATTGAGAGTAGAACAAGATGCAATAATAAGTGCAAATGTTTCTTTTATTTCAAAGAGTAGTGCTGATTCAAGTGGTCAAACATCATCTTATGGTGCAGAAAAGAAATTTGTTGGAAGATTCCTAACCTTTAAGGTTGGAGCAACTACAGCAGATCTTACTGCGGCATCTGGAGTTAGTCTTAAGAGCTTAACTTTAACATTTGAAAAGAATGCTGAAGCTCAAGCTACACTTTCAACAGTGCAACCAGAGGATGTGGTAAATAAAAGATTTAATATAACTGGTGAAATAGTATTGAATTATGAAGATAGAACTTGGCTTAATTATTTGAAAAATACTTCAGATAAAGCAGTAAGAATAGATATTGTTCATGAAGATGTTATTACAGGGGCGGCAAGTACATATTACACTTTTCGATTAGACCTTTCAAAAGTAATATTTGAAACTTGGGATTCTGACTTTTCAATTGACGATATAGTGACACAGACAGTAACTTTCAAGGCGATGTTCGATACTGTAAATCAAAATGTAATAAACTCAACTTATTTAATCAATGCCGTTAGTTCATATTAGAATAATTAGGGGTAAGATAATAAATCTTACCCCAAACAGTTGACAAAATATTAGAAAGATGTTATAATAAAATTATAACTTATTAACAAAATGTATATGAATATTAAATGTCCAAATTGTGAATACGAAGGACAACATAAAAACATAACTAAAGGTTCTTTTATTATAGAATTAGGGTTATGGTTAGTATTCCTTTTTCCAGGAATAATTTATAGTATTTGGAGACTTACTTCAAAATATAAAGGATGTCCAAAATGCGAATATAAATACGTAGTTAAAAAATAATTATAAATACTTAAGGGTATTATAAGAAGTACTTATCTCAAGGGATTTGAATAGGTACTTTTTTAATATAAAAAAATATGGAAACAGAAAAAATTGAGATAGTAACTCCAATAACAAATACTAAAATCTTATTAAAGTCTTGGTTAACTGGTAGAGAAAAAAGAGAAATAACAGGATCAATTTTGCAAGAAGCAGAATTTAAATCAGATGCACTAGATAAACCAATTTTTAAAGGAAATGTTTTACAAAAGATGGAAGATATTTCTATTAAGATGATTGTAATTAAGATAAATGATGAAGATTTAAAACCTGAAGAGATTTTAGATAGAATATTAGATCTTCGTAGTGAAGAATATGATTTTATTATAAAGGAAATTAACAAGATAAATAGTTCAGAAGAAGATAAGGTAAAAAAATAGAATCTGACTACACTAAGTTAATAAATCAAGGTCGCAGTGTAGTCTGTGAAGAAGTACAAATGCTTATTATATGTGAAAAAATGGGATGGGATTATTACACTTATATAAATCAACCTAGTTGGTTTATTAAAGGATTAAACAAAAAGATATATTTAGATACATATAAACATAATTTAGAAATAAAAAAAATGAAAAAATATGGCAATAGGCAGTAGTGCAAAATTAAATATTGTTATCGAGGCAGTCAATAAAGCTACAAAAGAACTTAAAAGTATAGGAACTCAATTAAAAAAAATTGATAAGAATTCTAGCTCTTTGAATAAAAGTTTAAAAACAACTAATCAAAGAATTTCTGGAACAAAAAAAGCCGCAAATGTAGCTACTAATTCTATAAAAAATTTAGCAGGAGCTTATATTGGAGCTCAAGGATTAAGTTTTGCAATAGATAAAACTATTGGAAGTGCTATTAGATATGAAGAAGCTTTCGCAGGAGTTATTAAAACAGTTGATGCTTCAGAAAAAGAATTAAATAGATTACGTAAAAGATTTAGAGAATTATCTAAAGAAATTCCTATAACAGCAGATGAATTTGCAAGAATTGGTGAATTAGCTGGTCAGTTAGGAGTTAAAGCAAAAGACATTGATAAATTTGCTAAAACAATTGCTGAATTAGGAGTCACAACAAATCTTTCAATCGAGGAAGCTTCAATGTCCATAGCAAGATTTTCAAATATAATGGGTACTTCTATTGATGATGTTGAAAGATTGGGTTCAACGATTGTTGATTTAGGAAATAATCTTGCGACAACAGAATCTGAAATAGTTGGTATGTCAATGAGACTTGCCGGTGCAGGTAAAATTATTGGATTAACTGAATCTCAAGTTTTAGGATTAGCAGGAGCTCTTTCTTCTGTTGGAATAAGAGCAGAGGCAGGTGGAACGGCAATATCAACAGTAATGATTAAAATTGCTAGTGCTGTTGCAGACGGAGGAGATGTTTTAAATCAATTAGCAGCTATTTCTGAAACATCATCATCTGAATTTGCAAGACACTGGAAGACGGATCCAATAAACGCTTTATTAGCTTTTATAAATGGATTAGCAAAAGCACATGAAGAAGGACAAAATGTATTTCAAATATTAGAAAATCTTGGAGTATCTGAAATAAGACAAAGAGATGCATTACTAAGATTAGCCGGAGCACAAGATTTAGTTAACGAAGCAGTTGCTAAGGGAGCACAAGCTTGGGAAGAAAATAACGCTTTAGCCGTTGAAGCATCAAAAAAATTCGGAACTACAGCATCACAAATACAACTTCTTAAAAATAATTGGGAAGATTTAACAAGATCTATTGGAGAATTATTTATTCCTATTTTAAATGCAGTTATACCAATGTTAATTGAAGCTGCAAATGCATGGGCGAATTTAGGAGATAATCTTTTATGGGTAGGAGATCAAATGGAAAGAGTTATATCGAGATTAGGAGGGTTACCTATTCCAGATATCTTTAATCCTATTAAAGGTTTAACTGGACTAATTAGAGGAGCTCCTGTATTTGGAACAGGAGAAATTATTCCTGATTCAGTTAGTTCATCTGAGTTTATTACACCAACAACAGGGCAAACAAGTTCTGCGATAAATATCAATATAACAGGAAACACAATAATGAACGATGACGATGCAGAGATGATTGGAAATCAAATGATTAGCAAACTTCAAACTAACTTAAGAACATAATATGGCAATAGTAGTAACAATAGGAGGAGACGATAAAACAAAATCTCTTTACAGAAATACTCTTAGAATAGATAATATCTTAACTCGTCAAGTAGATACTTGTAGATTTACACTTAAAAGATTTGGATCAGAACATAATTATATTCCAGTAGTTGGAAAAGAAGTTATTATTACTGATGGGGGAACTAAAATTTTTGGAGGAAATGTTGTTAAGATCACTAATAAAGCAAGAGCTTACAAGATAATAGAATATGATATAGAATGTGCTGATTATGGACGAAGACTTGATAGATTTCTTATCAATGATAGTTTTAAAAATAAAACGGTTTCAACGATTATAAATGAAATAATTGTAGATAAAGGATTAGACACTGAAGGATTCACAACTAACAATGTTGATTGTGATAAAGTAATTGCATATATTGCATTCAAATATGAACCAATGAG